TTTCTTATTTCTGTATTGCAGACGGCAGGTGTTGCTGCGGTATCTGATATTAAGATAAAGAAAACTTCTTCACATGTATATGAATCGGCAATAAATTTAGCTGCTGATGAAGTTCCGGTGTTTAGCGCCTCAAAAATATATGTAATTTGTGATGAGGAATAAGGATATATAATATGCCTATAAAATGGGAAAAAAGTAAATATAGTTTGAAAGCGCGTCAGTTTCTTTCAAAGCCTCCCGAAGAATTTCCGTTGTTGACATTGCTTGATGGTGCTGTCAGGAGCGGAAAAACTTTAAATATCATTCAAAAAATACCTCAAATATTTGATTCTATAGGTAACGACAATTTAAAAGTTTTTTCAGGATATTCAAAGAGTACTGTGAGAAATAATGTTCTGATAGAGTTAAAGCCGTTTATTGAAAACTATTTGGGCGGTAATTTAAAGTATAACAGTGCGAGCGGTGAGATGGAAATAACTTTGTGGGGTAAAGTTTATCCCTGTCTTGTTGTAGGCGGTGGTGATTCTGACAGTGTAGCATCAATTCAGGGCGGTACTTGGGATTTTTGGTATGCAAATGAGTTACCGCAGCATCATTATAATTTTTATAATATGGCATTAAGCCGTTTAACTCCTGCTAATGCTAAAGCATTTGCGGACAGTAATCCGGAAAGTTCAAATCACTGGTTATATCAGGAAAAGATTAAACCATATATAGAGGGTGATAAGACCGTGCGGGATGTTTTTGAATATTGGCATTTTACAATGAAGGATAATGCAAATCTTTCTCAAACTTTTATAAATAATCAGGAAAAATTATATCAGGGGGCTTTTAAAGCCCGTAAAATTGATGGTTTATGGATTGTTGCAGACGGTCTTGTATACGATACTTTTTGCAGAAGCAAGCATGTTCTGCCGCACTCTCAAATGCTTGATAAAATATTAAAAAATGATATATTAGAGTATTTTCTGGGTGTAGACTGGGGATGGAATCACCCCACGGCTTGTTTACTGCTCGGCATTGATAAAGATGGTACTTACTATATTATTGATGAATTGTATTCCACAAAGATTGAAGCTGAAGATGTTATAAATTGGATAAATGAAAAGCAGAAAGAATACGGACGTTTTTTCAGTTTCGCTAATTGTGATAATGCAAGACCCGAACAAAATGATAAATTAAGAAAAAATACAAATCTTATAATATATGAGGAAAAACCCAAAGTAGAGGATAGTATCTCTTTGGTTCGAGGATTAATTAATTATGATAACATAATTGTTTCTGATGTGTGTAAGGCAACACTTGGAGAATTTGAAACTTATCGTTATCCTTCAGAAACAGACAAACTTAAAGGCGGAATATCTTTAGATGGTTCGGATACTCCGCTAAAAGTAAATGATGATTGTATGGATGCTATGAGATATGCAATATACAAGCATCTGACTACATTCAGACGAAAATAATTTAAAAGAAAAGGAGGCATTATGCTTATAAAATTTGATATTGATGAAAATTTCAGAAAATTAAAATGGGATAGTGATGATACTGCAAGATTTCAAAACTATTCACGTTACAGAGAATTGTATCGAAGTGAATTTTCTCGTCCCTTTAGAGGGGTATTGAATAAATTGTTACGCAGATATCCGCTTCAAAACACTACTGCACAAACATTGATTGAAGTTAATTTATTTAAAAGTCTTACTGACTTTTTTAAATATTTAACTACAAACAATGATTTTAATATTCTTGTGGATGGTGAAGGACAGCAGGTTTGGGACAAAATTTCAAAAGACAATAATTTTATTACTGTATTAAAAGAAATCTGTGTTGATAATTCCAGATTTGGGGATGCTTTGCTAAAGGTTGCCTTCAAAGACGGCGAGGTAAAAATATTTTCTGTGTGTCCGGATTGTTGGTTTCCGGTTTTTAATAACGGGAATTTGAATGATTTGTCGGGTCATATTCTGTTGTTTGACTTAGTTCATAACGGGCGGCTATACAAACATATTGAAAAAATTCATAAAGGTTATATTGAAAATGAAATTTGGGAAGTTTCAAATGGGGTTATGTCCGCTAAAATTACCGATATAGGAGAATTTGGTTTGTTGCCGATTGATGATTTTTCTGATAAATGGAATGATTTTGTACTGTTTCCTGTGAAAAATACAACTGAAAGTGATACTTATTACGGGGAAAGCGATTATAAATCCTGTGAAAGCATTGTCGAAGAAATTATGCTGACCATTTCACAAAATTCAAAAATTATAAACAGGCATGCAAATCCGAAGCTTGCCGGCAGTATTGAAAATACCGAGTTAAATCCTATTACGGGTGAAAGGCATTTCCCTAACAGTGATTTTATTACAATGGGAAAAGACGGGCAAAAGCCTGAATATATAACTGCTGATTTGCAGTCTGATGCTATAAAAACTCATATAGAAACGTTAATGCAGTTTTTCTATATATTAACAAAGACCCCGCCTCAGGCATATGGAATTGATGTATCTGCAAATATGTCAGGTGAAAGCTTAAAAACGATTCTTTCTTCATCTGTTGCAAAAGTGAAGGACATAAGAGATGTATCTCTGACCAATGCAATTATAAAGACAGTTCAGTGTGCATTGGCTTTTTCAGGTATTGAAAATGCTGCGGTAAAAGTTAATTGGGACGGTGATTCTGCTAAATCGCCTAAAAATAATGTAATAAAGCTAAGTGAATAATTGATAAGGAGGTTAAATTATGTATTCTGATACAGATAAAGCGGATGAATATTTTTCATCAAGATTAAATTCCGATACTTGGTTAGAGGCTGATAACAGTGATAAAATCGCTGCCTTGACAATGGCTGAAAATATCATAAACCGATTGCCTTTTATAGGCAGTAAATTGTGTTGTTCTCAAACAGAACCATTCCCCAGAAGTTATAAAGGTCAGGTAATCAATATTCCTGATGATATAAAAAAAGGAATATATGAAGAAGCTCTGTATTTACTTATAAATTCCCAGAATTTGGATACTACAGTTCCCGATGGCGTGCAGTCGATGTCTTTAGGCAGTGCCAGTGTGAGTTTTAAAGATTATTCAGGTGTCGGTATCTCAAAAAATTCTTCAAATTATATTTCAGGCTGGTTAAAACAGGGTTTTGATATTGAACCGGAAAAATACAGAGAGGGGTATTAAAATGATTGATTTTTTTGCAACGCAAAAGTATAAAATTTATACAAAATCTGTAATTCAGGTTGGTGCAGGGGAGGAAGTTACCTGGAGAGAGGACAGGATTATAAAAGCTTATGTAGAACCCGTAAACGGTGAAAAACTTCTTGGTACTGAGCTTGGTAATAAGGATGATATTTCTCTTATGATTTATACAAAAAATTTGATTAATAAAGGAGAACGTATTTATATAAATAATTCTCAAAATCAGGTCGATGGATTTTTTGAAATAAGAGAACGTGAATTTTATCGTATGCCGTTTTTTAACTATTTTAAAGGATATTTGGTGAAGATTGATGAAAACTTATGAATTTAAAAATGAATTATTTGATTATTTTAATCAAAAATTAAGTCAGAATTTCCCCGAATTATCGGGGAAAATTTTTAGGGAAAGATTGCGGATAAATCAGCCTGCATTTCCGTTTGTTGTCCTGAAATCCGGTGAAAGAAGCCGTATTAATAAGCGTTACGAGCATTTTTTAGAAGGGAATCAGGAACATACAAGAGTGCAATACCGTATGCCTGTTACCTTTGCAGTTCACGATGTAAAAAACAATCCTATAGAGGCTGAAATGTTTTCTGATACGGTTATAGACTATATTGAGATGTTTTTTGCTGATAATGATACTACTCATAATGATTTGCGTGAAAAAGGTATTATAGTCAATGAATTAATGATATCATCTGTCAGAGATACAAGTTCTTTTTCGAAAACTGCGCAGGAGTTTGTTCGGGAGATTGATATAGTATTTGAATTTGAAGATATAATGACTATTTTGCCTGATGAAGGTAAAAAACTTTCAGTTGACATTAATCCGGTGTAATTTTTGTGTTATGAAATACTCCAATCCGGAGGTTACTGT